CCCCCTAAACCGTTTATTTTTAATAATCAAATAAAACCAAATGATTATTCTTCCAACCAAAATTATCTTCATGAATATCCAATATTTCAACCCATTCACCAGCAATTTGTTGTATATTATTTAAATCTGTGTAAATTTGAACTAAATGTGGTTCTTCTTCAGTTAAAAAATCCATAAAACCAGTATCTCTAACATCAATTAATTTATGTGATGTCAATTCGTCTGGATATTTATGTTCAGCCCATTCACTCATATAACTATCTAATTCTTTAAAAAGTTTTTTAATATTATCATTAATTGTTGGAATGAACTCTTTTAGAATTACGTACCAACCATTATTTGTTAATCGTTTCATTTTATAAATTTCTGGAAAATATTCACTTGGATTACTTATTAATTTACTACTAACTTTTATTTCACCTTCGGATGATGTAATTTTTAAAACTTTATTATTTGAAGTTAAATAAGCAATACCAGAAGATTCACCTAAAGTTTTAATCACTTTAACCCCGAATTCTTCTTCTATTGATGGTAAATGTTTTCTAAAATCATCTTCTAGATATTCATTTAAAACATTACTATATATTTTATTTAATTTCATATTAATAAATATCTTTTATTTTATATAAACATAAAAAAATCACTTAGGTAGCGATACTTAAGTGATTTTAATAGCCGTTTGACTATAATCGGTCCTAAACCGTTTATTTTAATATCTTTTATTATAATATATGAATAAATTACCCTTTATTTAGATTACCCTCATAAATAACACCATTAATTTCTCTTGTTGTCGCCCATAAAGGTTGTAAGTTAGTATAATGATTAAGTTTTATTAACTCATCTTCACTTTTAGCCGTTTTCAATGGAATTATATGGTCAATATGCCATTCACCATGATTTACCCAAGTCATACATTCTGTAAATTGTTTTGAAATATGGTCTTCAACTACACCCCATTCAGCACCCAATATTACTTTAGTTTTCATATTTTTTTTATACCCTTGGTTTTTAATAGCAATTAAAATTCTATTTCTTAGTGCGTTTTTTAATTTAGATAATGGATTTTTATCACGATATAATAAAGTGGTTTTATATTCTGCTTGATAATCTCTTTTAGTTTTATTATATTCTAAACCATAAGCCCTGTATTGGTCCCTATTCTTAATATACTCACCTCTCTTACGTTTTTTATATACACCTTTATCTTTTAAACTCTTCCGATACTCTTTATCTTTTTCACGTTTACAAGGTTTACAATAATTTTGTAACCCAATTGAATTACTTTTGTTTTTACCGAATTCACCAAAATTCTTAACCTTCTCACATAATTCACAATACTTTAACCCTTTAAGGTGTAATGATTGTTTCCAAATATTACCAGTTTTTGATTTGGGTCTTTCATTATTTCGTTTTTTTACACATTCTATACATTCATTATGGTAACCAGATTTTCTAGTTCTACTTACATAGAAATTAGATGATTCTTTCTCTATTTTACATTTACTACACGTTTTCATATTATATAAAATTTTTTAATTTACTCACAACATCATCTAAATTATTTTTAATGTCATATTCCCAGAACCTAAGAAGGGTGATATTATTTTCTTTAGCTACTTTATTTTTCTTCTTATCATTTTTAATTGTTTGTTCTTGAATTGGTGATAGTGGTGGTGAATGAACTTTATCGTTGAAATGATACCAATCCCCGTCTACTTCAATTAATATATTATAATCTTTAAGGTAAAAATCAAATAAATAACCATCAACACTGTACGAACTTTCAAAATTAAATTTCATATCTACCAATAGGTCATCAAAAAATTGTTCTAATTTTGAACGCTTTCTTGATTGGGATGTTCTAAAATATTTTAACCTATTAAATCTTTGTTTATTACGTTTTTCCTCATTATCCCATGATTTAATTTGTGCAATTGATAAATTCTTTTTATGTTTATCACTTTTAGGTACGTTAGATAATGCTTTAGAAATTCTTTTACTTCTAGTTGGACTAGCCATTATCTTATCGATATTATCCCTAACTCTTGGGTCATTAATACTTAACCCATCATTCCAAACTTTTAACTCACCCGATTCATGCATCTTTTTCTGAGTTTTATGAGACTTTTCTAAAGCTTTGGTGTTATGCCCCCAATTATTATTAATTCGCTGTGAATGACCTCTTATATAATCCCTATAACCTTTCTTAATAGATAGGAAATTAGTTTCTTCATTACACCCACATTTACATGTTGGTTTTTTACCACCTAACTCATATTCAATATATGTTTCCTCAGAACATAAATTATGTTTTTGTGAGTTATGTTTACTTAACCCTAATAGTGATGTGAATTCTTTTTCACATATTTTACATTTAATTCGTTCCATAAAAAATTCCTTTACTCAAATATACCAATAAATAGTATAAAAGTAAAGGAAATTAACTTTTGATGCAGCTATTTTACTTTTTATTTTGTAAGTAGCTGATAATGTGTATGATATAAAATCAGAAAATTAATATAGCACGGTCAAAACGAAGTGTAGCAGTAATATCTGCGATACCATCATCATCCATTGCTAAATCACCAAATCCTACATTTGTTAACATAGTACCCTGTAATTGCCATTTTTCAACAACAACACCAGTTGGGTCTAACATTTCAATTTCAATATCCTTTTTATATCCAGCAGCGTAACCTTGTCTTCCTGTAACAGATTCTGATTGTAACCTTACCCATTCCATAATGGCTTGAGAAGTAGAAGGTCCAATAGCATCTCTCATTACTACATCAATAGTTGACCAAGTAAATCTACCAATCACCCAAACTGAAGTATTTAAGAAAGGAATCTCAACTTCATTTTGTTCTATTGAAGGACGTGATGCTGATTGTAACCACCATTGTTGTATACCCAATTCCGCTGGGAATCTCATTAACCATCTATTTTTTTTCTTTGGCTCGTATGGTACGGGCATTTTCATTAATAAGTCGCTCATAATATTTTTAATTTTTAATTTCTTTTATTTAATAATAAATATGTGAGAGGAAGATTTTTTTTCCTCTCACATAATTTTTTTATACATCTTCGAATGATGCACCAGTGTTCATCACTACGAATTCTACCGTAATAAATTCTAACGCTCTTGTTGGTTTAATGAAAATTCTACCATTAAGTTCATTTCTATCAATTGATTCAGGAGTATTATCAACTTCCACACGGAAATCAGTAAGACCTCTTTCACTTCTGATACTTTCAAGAATTGGGTTAACCAATGTCTTGAATTGGTTTCTTACAACTTCATCATTTTGTTCGAATAATAATCTAATTGATACAGCAGAGATTAATTTTCTAGCTTGTAATAATAATCTTCTTACGTTAAGTCTGTTAAGAGCAGTCTCACTAAGTTGTAAATTTTTATTACCGAATATTATAATACCTTCTGATGCAAATGTTGCAATCGGATTAATTCTAGCTTCATATAATGTATCTCTTTCTTCTAGAGTTAATTTCTTTCTAGCTTTAATACCATTAACAACACCTCTTTGAACACCAGCTACTGCGAACCATGGGAATGATACGTTATCAGTTAAAGCGATGTTTCTTAATACATCTCTTGTTGGTGGTAAGAATAATAATACATTATTATCAGTATCATTAACTTGTATCCAAGGCCAGTATGTTGCAGTATAGTTACTGTCAATTCCTGTGTTTTCTAATCTATCAACAACATCTTCTACGTCAATAACACTTCCATTTTCATAATCAGGAGTTGTAGCGATGTAAATTGAATCACATCTTTCCTCTTCAATCATTTCAACAGTTGCTTCAACTAAGTTAGTATTGTTTAATGTATCAATACCAGGTGTAGCGAATACATTAATGTTTGTAGCTTCAGGGTTATTAAATGTTTTAATAGCCTCTAAGTAAGCGTAGTAATCACCACTATTACCTAATTCACCATCTGTTAATACTTTACTCGTAAATGCGCCACTTGTTAATGCAGCGATACCTTTCGTTCCACCTACTGTGTAAGTATCAGTATTAGTTCTACTTTCTCTATATATATCCCATCCATCAAAACCACCGTAAGGTGCCATTGTGAATTTTCTTGAATAAATTTTATTATAACTGTTTCCAGAAATATCTAATTGTGCATCATTTTGGAAGTTAGAATCACCATACACAAATGTATATCCATCTAATGTAGCACCACTAGCGTCAACATCCATATGGAAACCATTTGTAATACCACTTGTTACTGTAGTATCAGCACCTAAGTAATTAAAGAAATCTTGGTCGATACCAACAGTATCTGAAAGACCTAAATAAATTTTCTTAACTTTTGAAAATGCTGCATAATCTGTATTATACTCAATTGAAGGTGCATCTACACCAGTATATACTCCCC